CGATGTAATTGTAAATGGTCCAAGTGGTGAACTAGCTTGTGCATCGTTAGAGTAATTACGTAAATTTATTGTTACTTGTGTGTTTCCTGTCTGTGATAAAAAGTCAGGCACAAATCTTCTTATCTTCATAACAAATTCACCATCTCCTCTAAGATCAGCTAATCCTGTTGTGCCTCCAAGTGCGCTTCTTCTTTGTGTAATATCAAAATCACCAGATTGTATGTTGGCTGTAATGGCTGTAGTTGCTCCACCTTTTATTTGATCGGTTCCTGTTTCATGTTCAAAATATGTTGTGCAACCATCTGTATTACCAACTACATCATAAGAATCATTACTGTCTGCATCGTATTCTGTAGCATGTGGTAAACCAAATATAGCTGAGTCTTGCCATGTTCCACGGGCCAAGGTCCCTGTAGTCCATACAGGTCTTTGTGGACTAGAATCAAAATAATTATATGTTACACATCTATCGATAACTGTTGAACCTTCTGTACAATAAAACCAAGTTATTTCTCCAAACAAATTATTTAATCCAACGTTTATTAATTGTGATGCTGTGGTATTTAAATTAGTAAAAACAAAATCTTCTACTAAACAAACCATAGATTCTAAATTACCTGCATATTTAAAGAAACCATTTTCTGAAAACCAATACGCAGCACCATCAACTTCAATTGCAGCGTTCTGTCCAATCAATCCACAATTAGTTCCAACTTGTGCAAAACCAAATGTAAGTGGTTGACCAATAAAACGCATAGTAAATAAAGATGTATCCGACCATATATAAATTGCATCTCTACCTCTAACTGCTCCTACAATCTTCGATCCATCAGCGAGTCTTTGTGTACCTGCTGTATTGGTCGCTGTAGGTGTGTATGTATTTATATCCTCTTGATCTGAGAATCTTATAAACATTTCATCTTGTGTTGTTGGATCTCCTATTGTTGTTTCTGTTCCAAAAAATACTAAGTGTCTGTCAGGTGTAGATACTAACATATCACGTGACGCTGTTGGTGCACCGCTAATGATAGTTGCTCTTGTTGCTGTAGCATTTGAATCCCATTCAAAAACTTGTGCGTTATGTATAAGTGCAATAATCTTGTCTCCAAAGTTATCAATAGACCACATACCTGGATCTATAACTAAGTCTCCAGATGCTGCTTCGCCCCATGCAATATAATCAGATGAGTTTGTAACCGTTGCTCCATTTAAGTGTGATGCTGCTGTTGTGTTTCTTACACCCCTTGTAACACCTGTTAATGTGTTACCACTTTTACCCGTGTAAGATATTTCTTCGTTATCTATTTGAACAAAGTTTGTACCTGAACCTGGAAATAAAGAGGCATCAGATAATACAATTGTAGTTGTTGTATCATTGATAGCACCACTTAAACTTGTTACAGCCTCTCCTGATACTGTACCACCCCATTGTCCAAGACCATAACCAAAACCTGCAAGTTGTTGAGCTGGACCAACAGAATAATAAGACTGAACTCTTATACCACCAGACGATGAAGCACCTGATCCTGTTTCAGCTGACGGCATTGTTATTGTAATTGTCGTTGATGACGGCACAGATGTAACCATGAATTTTTTATCATTAAAATCTGCAGCTGTGTAATTTGAGTTTGTAATTGTTGTAAAGTTATCCAACAACACAATGTCTTTTTCTATTAAACCATGATCTGTTGTAAAAGCTATTGTAACCGATGTAGATCCATTTGTTGTAGTAAAAGCACTTGTTAATGTAGTTGTCGCTCGAATCGGGTGTATATCATAAAACACACCACCTGTATAAGCGTATAAAATTCTATTTGTACCAATAATTGAAAACTTATTACCTGATTTATTTACAATATGATGCATGGCTCTTGCTGCACCGGTCATGTCGTTTTCACCTAATTGTGCCCAGCCACCTATCTCTCCAGGGGTATTGTATCTGAATCCTACATTATCACCCCCGACCCATTGGCCTGCAGCTTGAGTCTCAGTTATTTGTTTATTAAATCCAGTCAAAGACTTCACTGTTTGTAACGCCATAGTCTCCAGATTATATTAGATTGCGCTGATTATCAACGTTATTTAGGAACACCCAACAGAGGTCTTTTATCATACAAATTCGTCTTTGCAAACGGTCCATCTGCATGATTATAGTGAAGAAATACCTGACCACATAATTGGCCTTCAAAAGGTTTTCTCCAGTGTTCTAGCTCACAGCCAGAATAGATAAGCATATCACCAGGATTTAAATCTATTTTTACGCCTTCTGGGGCTCCTGGTTTATGTATGTTCTTATATTCATCGATAACATTATTAGCTCCTGTTGGATCTAAATAAATAGCCCATGGATCTCCACCTAGATTTAATGTGGTAGATATCTCACAGCTTGGTCTATCTTTGTGTCGTTTTAATTCAGCACCATGTTGATAGACTCTAGCATAAGAATAAGTAGGCACTAAATTCAAACCTGTCTTCTCTTTCATCACTGGTAAGACTTTCATTAACAAAGTTTCCATAACATGGTCAGCGTAGATAGAATATGATCCAGGTACTTGCTGATCTGTCCATGTTCCATGAAGACCATTTTGAGCTATGATATTGTTTTGATACATGTAGTTTACAGCGTCTCTTTTAAGTAAAAAATAGTTATAGCAAAAGTTTGCTAAATCGTATGATACTGCGTTTCTTATAACTGTATATTTATTGAAAGCCATCTTGTAAAAAATTAAAACTTACTGATATCCTTATATCATCTGATTCATTCATTTCAACACAATGCTCTAACCAAGACGGAAACATTATGATTCTATTTTCTTGTGGTTGTATATGTATTTCAGGTGCTAGATGTAAAGGTACTTCTTCTTTTCTAGCAGGTTTAATAAAGTGTGTTCCTTGTCTAGGATCATTTAATTTTAGTAGTCCTGAGTTTTTTGGTACTTTTATATAATATGCTCCACTAAATAAACTATTAGCATGAACATGAGGCCTGTTTAAAGCTCCCTTATAATTTATGTTAGCCCACATATTACCTAATCTAGGTTGTCTTTCTAAAAACTCTTCTTTGTAAATCTCACGCTGCATTTGATACAGCTCATCTACAAGAGGTTTAAACACAGGTATAGTCTGCATGTTGGTGGGACTATGCCATCCCTTTACATTGGTCTTAACAAGACCTTTGTCTTTTTTAGACCATTCTACGATTGCATTGGTCAGAAGATTAAGATCAAGATTAATATCTTTTGCATAAACAAAAGTTGGAAAGAAAGCTTCTTTAATCACTTAAACGGTTCTCCTCCAAACCACATTACTAAAGATTTTCTAACACCTCTCGTTACAGGTACAACTCTGTGATTTATAAAACTTGCAAAGAAAACAGCGTGTCCTTGTTTTGGTTTTATAATGTTACCTGGTCTATATATTTCCAAACCACCGCCTTCAAATTCATTGTCGGCAGATAATATTAAAGTCATTGATATCTTTCTAACAGGAGGTTCTTTTTCCATATTAGCGTCCATATCCATGTGCCAGTTATAGAAACCACCTTCAGGATATTCTGTATATTGAGCTTGTTCGTTTATTTCCATATTCTCAAAACCAAAATGTCTTTTGTTAGTCATCCACATAGTTTCTTCAAGTGCTTCATACATGGGCACAGCTTCTGGGTTATTAAATGGAATCCAACTAATATGTGATACTCTTGTTTTAGTGTCATGAACTCCTGCTTCACCGCCTCCAACTTGCGCTTTTTGTGGTGGCATAGATCTACCTATTCTAGATATAATATTACATTGTTCTGGTGTAAAAACTGGTGTCGTGGTTTGAACTATGTAAGATTTCCAGCTTGGTTCTTTTTTAATCATTCTGCTCCTCTATTTCTAATTGGGTCATATTTTACATCGCAGTTTGCTGCTAACGTTCTCCTTACTTCGTTTGTAGAATTAAACGGATAAACACAATGTCTAATATCATAAGGAAAAACATAAAAATCTCTAACCTGTAATCTAGGTGCATAATCAACATGAGCAAACTGACCATTTGCGTTTCCAACTATTTGTAATGAACCGTTCATAGGTTTATCTTCAGCTGAGTATTCTTTTCCATAGTGCGATGGCAAACCTAAAATCATTACAGATGAAAGACCTGTATACAAGTCCCCTTGATGAACATGTATAGGGTTGTATTCATTATCTTTCATTTCATTAACCCATATAGAAGTAAGTTTTATTTGATAGTCTTTAATTTTATTAAAATTTAAATAAAATTTATAAACAGAAGTAAACCACTCTAATACATTTTTTGGCAGTTTATTATGTCTTGTTATTTTATCAGTGCTTTCTCCTTGATAAAAAAGAGAATGTTCATTTTCTATTTTACCTACTAATTGTGGATTTGCTTTTTGTAATGATTTAAAGTTAGATTCATATGCTTGATTGATTGCCATGAATATATCTAAAGGCACTTCAAATCTTAAAACAGTTTGTCCTAACCAAATGTATTTAAATTTCATTTTTCTTCCTAATTTCTGTTGCAGATATAGATTCTATTTTTTCTGGTAAAGAAATTTTTTCAATTGTATATCCAACGTCTCGACCATAACATATATTTGTGATATTTGGAACTCTTATCACCACATATTTACCGCGATAACTTCTTAATTTTTTATTTATTTTTCTTTTCACAGTTTTAAAAGGATATGGATTTTTTTCACCTGTACAGGATCTAACCATAATTACAACCTGCCCTGTTTTTTCTAGAATTTTTTTAAATAATTCAAAATGACCATCATGAAAAGGTTGATACCTTCCAAGCATTTGAGCCGTGTGTTTATTATAGTTTATCTCGTTTTTTCTTTATTAGATATGAAGATTTAGTCACACAACCTGAACCAACAATAAAAGGTATATATGAATTTTTAGAAATGGATTATTACCCACATCGTTTTCATTCTTTAAATCAATTTATTTTAAATGGTTTAGGTTATGACGACACTGTGGTTGGTAAAAATCTCCACACTATAAAGACAGAACTAACATTAGAAGAAAATCCATATAAAAAAATGATACCTCAAAGTATTATAGATAAATACGGACATATAAAATTATGAGAATATTAGTATTTGGTTTACCAGGATCTGGAAAGACAACCTTTGCAAGACAACTATCTGCAGGGTACGCTTATTTTAATGCTGATGAAGTAAGGAAGATGTTTAACGATTGGGATTTTTCTGCAGAAGGTAGAACTAGACAAGCACAAAGAATGGGTTGTTTATCTGCTCTCGCAGAAGGCCATGCTGTTGTAGATTTTATCTGTCCTTATGATGTGGACAGACAAGAGTATGACGTTAGAGTGTGGATGAATACAATTCAAAAAGGTAGATTTGATGATACAAATAAAATGTTTGAAAAGCCAGCGCATTGTCATTTTGAGATTACAAACTTTAATTATCAAAACATAATAAAGGAAATACG